ATCACCGAAGAGTATGAACGCGGTTTGATTAACGCCAAAAAAGCTTTGGAAATTTCAAATAAATATGTTGGTATTCATGGGTCCAGCGCAGAAGGCTGGACAGAAGAATCGATTGAAAAGTTCAAGCATGAAGTTGAGCAAACGGGGCAGAGTTTTGATGAAGCCCTAGACGGGTTACACCTGCAAGAATTCTTTGTAACCCAAATAGTGATAAGGGGCGGAGGCGCTTACGCTACTTTGGGGATGGAATCTTTTTTTAATGCCGTCAATGCCGACAAAGATCCTAAGTCTGAAAAAGAATTTTTGGAGAACAATAATTCAAGCGACGTACATCAAAACCAAGAGTCGGCAGATAGACTTGCTGACATTTGCAAACTGATCTGCTCAGTCTTGGTGTACTGCCAAGCTCTGGGTGACGAGGTGCTGCACAAGGGTGTGCCGTTCAAGAAAGACAATGTCATCAAGCTGTCAAAGAACGCTAACAAGAAGAAAGGTACAACCTCGATGACGTTGAGAGGCCCGAAAGGATTCTCGTCTAAGAGGGCGCAGAGCCATTACCGCAAGTGGCACTTCAGGACGCTCAAGGACGAGCGCTTCTACCAGAGCGATGAGTGGAAGGACAAGCCCAGAGGCAGTCGCGTGGTATTCGTCAGAGACTCTGTGGTCAATCGAGATGTCAGCCCACATGTCCTGACTGACGGCACAAACGTGGAAGACAAGGTTTTAACAAGCGAGTCAATACAAAGTGCTGCGAATTAACCTGACGGCTGACGAACTCAATGCGTTGTATCAGGCCATCAAGTGTGTGGTTCTGAAAGAGGATCTGGAGAAAGGGCAGGAAGAGCATTTGCTTTCTGCCCTGAAAAAAATCCAGATTAAGTGGGAATACACCAATAAAAATAATTAATAAATTTGTGCAAAAAGCTGTACAACGACACGGAAATAGTTGTATAATGATTCCATCTTAACAACAACACTAAGGAGTGTTTATGCCCTACCGCCACTTTGTTTCTAGCAGCCGTGCGCTGCTCACCGCCCTTAGACCTTCGGTCGAAGAGGCCGGTTACCGCATCCAAAAGGATGCGTGGGTCTGGGAAGACCATTGTTCCAAAGGGAACTGGGAGTTCCATGGACCAAACGGTTCCTACCTTTACTTTCCTGCGGAGAGCGCCTATGACGCTCGCGCCCAAGGGTGGACCGTCTTTCTCGGACTGACCGATGAAGAGGTTGACGCGCTCGCGGCGTAACCCTTCTATCTAGATCAAGGGCCACGCAAGTGGCCTTTTTTTTTGCCTAAAAATAATTAAAATATTTTGTATAAATAGTTGTACAACGACACGGGATTAGTATTATAATGATTCCATCTTAAACAAAACAGGAATGAAAGCATGAGAGAAAAGATGAAGAAAGATGAGTTAGATCTTGAAGTCTACACAAATATCAAAATGGCCGAGAAAAGATTCAACGGTCAGTTTTTTACCAAAGCCGCAAAGAAAGAAGCCATGCGCGATCTTAACCATGCTTACTATTTGCTTAGAGGCGAAGCGTTCAATAATTTTGCAGATGCCGTTGACCGTGAAGAATTGTATTCGTCTATGACCAATGGCATGCCTTATGACTTGCACTTAGTGCGCGAAGCAAAGCACAAAGACGTTTTTGAACAGTACGGTGATTGGGAAGCAATTGCTGAGCTTGTTCATCTTCGAGCGTTTTACAATAGTCAGAAAGTTGTGGCGAAGCCGAAAGCTGTCAAGAGCGAAGGTCACAGGACAGAGCGATCTGCTAAGCACTGGGGCCACTGTCAGATTTGCGGACGCAAGCACAAGCTGGACGTCAGGAACAATAAAATTGCTGATCACGGGTACATAGTCGACGGTTGGAGATCTGGTGGATGCAATGGCTCATTTTGCTTGCCGATTGAATTGTCATGCGAAGAAGTTAAAAACGAAATCGTCAGGCTTAAAAGACGTCTTGAGAAATATCAGGAAATGGATCGTAAAGGCGAAAAGGTTCCCGAAGGACAAGTTACTTTTGGGCCTAGGCGTGGTGAGACTATTTACGGCGAGCCTTCAAAGTACATTCGATGGTGCGAGAACGATATGGAGCGGCTTGAGGAAAAGGTTGCAAATTGGAAGCCTGTTGCGATCGAAGACCTTGAAGAAGTTTTGTATGACGACAACATAGAAGCGAGGTCCGCGTAAGCGGGCCTTTGGAGGGAAAGCATGAATAACAAAGAACACAACACAGGATACGGTTGGGTCATCAGGCCACCAGCAAGTCTTCTTGAGAGGTCCGAGAAAATTGACGACAGCCCAGACGCTGCTTACATAGAGATCTATTATCTTGACGGCCACGATTGGGTTGTAAACTTTTACAACGAGGGTGGCACAGCTCTTTACATTCTGGGCAACGAAGACGAGTACCCATACCCTGAGTACTTCTACCGCAAGCGTGACGCGATTCAGTCAGCCAGCAAGTATTTGATGGAGGCTAGTCGTTATCCTCATCTGCAAGAAATCAAGGTGTTCGGCAAGGATGGAAACTTGCAGCGCACTATCCAACAGGTCGACGCATGGCGAAGCGCCGGTCCTGCAACTAAAGCCAGCTAAGGAGAAGCAGTGGAAAAAAAGAAAACATTGAGCGATGAAATCTCTGAGGAACTCAAGAAGTTCCAAGAGAATGGCGGGATAATCCAAGAGATCCCCATTGGCACCACCGCGTTGAAGGACAAAGGTGTCTCCAACCGAGTTAACCGTTTTAAGATAGGAGATAATTTTGCCCGTTTCAAATAAGAAAAAATATTACAATCGTGTGCGACGCACCTGCCTGTTGTGGAATATTGAAATTGTGTTTATCGGAGAACATAAAAACTATCGTAGAGTTGAGCTTAGAGTTGTGAAGGGCAACCCGCCTCACACAACTTCACAGTTGCTGGTTAGCCAGACTGCGGAGGACTCTAGTCCGCTTAACATTGATTGGAAGAAGTTCCACAATGAATTGACTGATTACGGTTTTGTTGGGGGCGTTAAGTGAAAAAGGAATTTGCAAGTATTGCAATCGCAAAGGATGTGGCCAATCGCATGGACCGCGCAAGAGACTCGATGTCCAAGGCGTTTGGTTACACCTTGTCGCGCACCCAGTTTTTTGAACTAATGATTTCCAAGATGGAAGATGACATCAGGAGCAAGGAGGCAGTTAACCATGGGCAGTCCTAAAAAACAGATTCACAACATATATGGCTACTGCCGGGTATCGACTACTGAGCAAGCCGAAAATGGCATTTCGATCGAAACCCAAAAAGAATTTATTTCAGAGTTTGTCAGGGAGAAGTTCAACCTTGAAGTGACCCAGTGGTTTATCGACGCCGGAGTGTCTGGCACTGTTCCGATCCTTGAGCGCGACCAGTGTCGAGCAATGACAGATGTCATTGACGAACATGACGTTGTGATCGCAACCAGAATCGATCGGTTATCCAGAAGCTGCAAGGACTTACTTGCGACTATACCCAAGCTTGAAGAAAGCGGGATTACACTTTACCTGTGTGAGCAGTTTGGCGACATGCCGGTTGTTTATCCTGCGGACCTGAAGGCTAAGGGCTTGAACTCGAAGTACGACATGAACACTTTGGTCAACAAGATTATGCTGATGGTGTTATCTGCTGTTGCGGAGATGGAGTTTGAGAACACCAAGAAAAAGTTTGCCGAGGGCAAAATATCTTGGGCGCAACGTGGGTACGCGATCGGAGGATCGGCGCCGTTTGGATTTCGCTTTGAGGAAGAGAAGATGAAAAACGGTAATCGCGTCAAGACCAGAAAGAAACTGGTAGAGGTGCCGAAGGAGCAGGATGTGCTTAAAACCATCCACAACTGTGTGAAGCGAGGTTTGGGTGCGCGTCGTATCGCTAGGCAGATACAGAACACCCACCCAGAGTTTCCTGATTTTCATTATCGTAAGGTTGAGCGAATCCTTCAGCGCAAGCATCAGGGTTTGCATTTATCTCATTAATGTTCATCATATGGTTATGACTGCTGTAGAAAAAATAAATGAATCGATCGAGCGAGTAGATGCGATGCTCGAAAGAGATTTTATGACCCAGCCTGTGCGAGAAATTCTGACAGAAATAAAAGGTTTGTTGGAAAGCGCAAAGGCGGACCTTAGCTAATGGCAAACATAACCGGCTGGGGCAGAGGCACTTGGGGACAAGGAACTTGGGGTGAGCCGATTGGCGTTGAGCTAACCGGCTTAGGAATTACCTCCGGCCTCGGCAGTGTTACGACTAAGGGCGATAACAATATCGCTGTCACTGGCCTCGCTTCTACTTCCGGCTTAGGCGCTTTGACAGTCACTGGTGTTGCGAATGTTTCTCTTACGGGCCAAGCAGCTACCAGTGCGTTAGGCTCGTTAACTGTCAACGCCGCAGCAAATGTCACCCTCACAGGACGCGCAACAACTTCCGGTTTAGGATCTGTTACCGTCTTACACAACGCGGTGGTAGAGCTTACTGGGTTGCAGTTCGCAGCGTCTGTTGGCGAGCTAAGCGTTAGCGCGGCAGCAAATGTCTCGCCTACCGGGGTTGCTGCTACCTTTGGGCTTGGCGATCTTATGATCTGGGGCGAGATAGACACTTCCCAGACAGCCGGTTACTCAGCGGTATCAACTTCACAAACGGCCAGTTACTCGGCCATTGATACAAGTCAAACACCAAACTATACTGAGATCGAAGCTGGCAGGGATGCTGCCTAAATTTAGGAGAAAACAATGGTAACCTACGTTAATGACCTGCGCTTGTCGGAATTGGCCACCGGGGAGGGAAGCGG